GCAACATTTGAAAAGTTGATCGGGCCAACCGTGGTCCCGTTGACCACAAACTCACCGTTGGTGATTGCCTCCCAGGCCGCGCAGGTATTCATCGCGGTTGGCTTGCCGGCGATACGTGGCGGGATCACCAAGTTCTCATGCGCATCGAAGTTGTAGGCGGGTGCCTGCATCTGTGCGACGGTCAGCGGGGTGTTGTTCGGCGTGGTCGTGTCGGCGAAGGTCAGCGTGTCCGAGCCGGTGGCCGGGATGGTCGGGATGACCACGGCCATGACTGCCATCTTCACGCTACCGTCCGGGTAACGTTCTTTCACGTCCGCCTGGCTGGCGACCGCGGTGCCGTTGATGAGGATCGTCGGCGTGTGCGGGATCGCCCCGACTATGAACGGCCGTCCGAACTGGAGTGGATAGTTGGTGATCGCCACGCCATTCGGGCTGCTGACGGTCATCGAATTGGCGACGCCGGCCGGAGCTGAGAAGCTGACAGGGAATGTCTCGGAAGCGGCAAAAGCCGCCCCCGAAAACATCGTCGCGCTAAGCAGCGCGGCTACAAACCGACGCATCAGGGCGTTGAGGTTGCGGTGAGGTTGACCGTACCGACCGTGTTATACGCGGTCGATCCCACATTGACCGTGAAGTTCGGCGCGATCCCGCCGACCACGAAGGCCGCGGCGCCAGTGCCGCTCAAACCGAGTGAACCGGTCCAGGTGGTCGGAGCAACCGTGCAGGTCGCAACCTCAGTGCCGGCCGCGACCGGAACGACAAGCCCACTGACCGGGGTACAACTGACGCTGGTGCTCGGGGGTTCCGAGAACACGATCGAGAAAGAGGTCGAAGCGGCAAAAGCGCCGCCGGTCATCAGGCCGAGAGCCGCAACGGCGGCAAAAGCAATCTGTTTGAAATTACGCATGTATTTCTCCTGGGTTATCGCAGACGGCCGCCGGCTACAAGCACGGACAGTACGTCATTCATTTCGTTCGCTTCCTTGATCCCGCCGGCCGCCCAGCGCTTGCCCCACTCCTTGTCATTCATCAACGACGTGCGCCGCGACGCGGCTTCTTCGACCGTCATCGGGGTCGGCGTGCCATCGGCGTTCAGGTTGGTTCCCCCGCCGCCGGTGAGCGCCTTGTGTTCTCCCGTGCCGATGCCGAGCTTTAGAAACGCCTGCATGATCTTCGGGTATCCTACCATACTTTCGACGGCGTTCAACTCTTCCTGTGTAACGCCAGAGGCGAGAGCCGCGCGCTGCGCAACCGCCATGTTGGTCTTGAACTGCGGACTATCGGCACCACCCCAGCTCGTCGCCAGCGTGGCCTTTGCCGCAGCGAGATCACGAACCGCCTGAGCTTTCTCATCTGCCTCGGCAGTGTCGGCCATGTTGGCAAAACTCTTGGCCAGCGCGATCGCGGCGTCCTTCGGCAGATGCTGCTCTGTCGCAGTCTTGCGCAGGAACTCGACGAAATCCGGGTCGAGGGCGGCGCCGTCAGCGTGCTTGATGCCGCTGAAGTCGTAGCCCTCCGGCTTGTCCGGGGCGCCTAGCCGCTGCCAGAAGGCGTTGATCTCGGCCGGCGTAGCGTCGGGGCGCGGCTGCCGCAGAAGCGACGCCGGGTCGCCGCCCACCAGCTTCTCAACGCCGCGGTAGGCCGCGACGGCTTGCGTGACGGCGGCCTTGGCGTCGAGCTTGTCGTAGCCCTTGGTGGCGATCCAGCCTTTTGTGTCGGCGTCGAGATCGTGGTGCCAGGGGTTGCCATCGACAACGGTAGGTGTCGTGGTCCCGCCATCGGTTCCCGTCCCCGTAAATTCCTCGGCCATCGCTTATCTCCGCGCCCGATTGATCGTCATTGGCGCCATTGCCCTCATAATGTCAATCGCGTCCTGTAGGTCGAGCACGTGACGGTCGGCCTCTTCCGCGATCTCGCGCAACTTGACCAGCTCCGGGTAACTCTCGTCGTTGCCCGACAGGTTCGTCTTCAACACCTCGGTCATGACCAGGTTGCCGTGTTCATCGCGGCCCTGCTCATAGACGACGCCGGTGTTCTGTTTCGCCGGGTGGCTCGGCTGGAACACGGTCTTCATATCGCCCGTGCGCGCATCACGGACCTTGAACACGTCGAAGTTCCGCCACGCGTCCCACGCCTTGAGCGCAGCCTGGCGCGCGGGCTCGATCGCCCGTTCGGCCTTCTTCCCGTCGCGCACGACGGTCGCACGCACCATGTCGGCGTTCTCGCCGCCATTCAGCACGCCAATGAAGTCTTCGTCTTTCAACGTCATTTTGTGTCTCCATAGCCGCCGACGAGGCGGGTGAGGTAAGCGATCAGCATGACAACCCCATCGGGACTGATCTGACCGTTGATGTCGCAGGGTAGCTTCAGCTCGCACACAAGGGCGCGATCGGCGAAGTATCGGAAGGTCGTGGACACGGGGCGGCCGGCAACCGTGTCTGTGGTCACGGTGAGCGCCTTCTCCACAGTCGGCGCGCGTTGGTATGCCCGTTCGGTCATTGTGGGCCTCCCCAGGCGATCGCGCATCCGCCGAAGTGGCTGATCGAGCGCGAGGTGAAAAAATCGCAAAAAATCTTGAAGCCCATGACCCGCGACTGCCGACAGAAGTTCACGTCGTTGCCGACAAATTCCCGGTTGTTGGTTCCGTAAGTGTTGGAAAACCACGGGAACGGGGAGTGTTCGAACACCTTTCGGCGCACCAGCATCATGCCACTCGGCACCTGGAGCACCTCGCGCACTCCGGTCTCCTTGCCGGTCGAGAACACGCCATCAAACCCGACCGAGGTGAAGTTGTGCGGCGGCTGCCGCGTCCGGTAGGTGCAACCGACGATATCGCGCTTGTGTGCGGCCAGCGTGTCCACGATCGTCTCGGGGAACAGCATGTCGCTATCGATGAACATGAACCACTCGATCGAGGGGTGCGAGAGCCCTTCCTCGACGATCAGGTTCTGATTGCGCTCGACGTAGGTGCCGATCGCGTTGCAAATGAATGGCTTATGCCGGATCTTGAGCTTGTCCATGCACCCCATCGTGAGAGCGTTGATGCTCTCTCCGCTCGGCGTGCCGATGATGAGCTTCATGCCCTCAATCATCCTTGCGGCCCTCCGGCTGGCTGGCCAGGTGTTCCAGGTTGTCCAGGCGCTGCTCCAGGCTGGCCAGGTTGTCCAGGATTGCTGCCAAAACCGCTCGGTGTCTGGCCAGGAGGTGTTCCGCTAAGAGTTCCGCCAATATTTTGTCCCGCTTGAGCTTTGTCACTGATCGCCTTCGCTTTCATAATGGCCGCCTGGCCGGGGAGAGACTTGACCTGCGCATCCTGCGCTGCCGCCTGCTGACGGCCCTTCTGTGCCGCTAGGATCTCCTGAGACGTTGGCATCCAGTCTTCGGGCACGTTCGCATCTTCAGCCAGCGCAGGGATAGCCCGCGCAAAGCCACCCGACAGATAATCCCAAACCTCGGGGTGGCCGGCGTTCGCGATGTTAGTTGCCATCTCCACTGTCTGCATGTACCCAGCTCGCTCCGCACCGCGCATCGCGCGTGCAAGAGGCGAGCACGGGACCATCGTGTGATCCCACTCTCCCTTGGCCTCGGCAAGCTCGGGAGGCAAAGGGGGCAGCAGACCAAGCCGGGCCAGAATAGCCAATTCGCGAGTGTGCATTGGGCCAACATACTCAGTATTTTGCCGACCCACGCCCGGCGCCAGGAAGATACCCTTCTCAGTTGCTTCCTCAATGATCTGTCGGGCTGACTTCTGCGTATCGCGAGCTTCCCAGGTGATCGAGAACAGATCAACCAGGAAAGCACTATCGATGTACGCCCCTTCATTCTTCAGCATGTCCTCGGTGTATTGGATCTGGCCAGTCGGCAAAATGCCCACAAGCACCTTGCCCTCTTCGCTCATTCCGCCATAGTTGAAGGCGCCCGAATGGGTCTTAAAATCGAACGTGCCGTCTTCGGGCAGCAGGTAGGCCGGATCGCCCGCCAAGTGGCCCTGGGTCATGTAAACCCGCTTCATCGAGTTGCTGGTCTTCAGCGCCGGGAGCACCATCTGAGCCGGCCCGCGGCCGTAATCCTCGTCCGGCGCCTGCATATAGCGGCTGTAGGACAGCGGCAGCTCATAGTAGCCACCCTCACCCATGATGCAGTAGCCCTCGACCGAAATGTAGACCGACGAGAAGGGTTTGCCTTTGGGCGTCGCAAATTCCCACGGCCGATAGTCGGTATTCGGCATGACGATCTGTAGGAAGTTGTAAAGCTCCTTCGAGCCCTGCTGTTCCGCCGCGGCGAGCACCTTTGGGTACTCCATGTCCTTTCGGTTGCAAAGTTGGCGCGCCTGTTGCGCGTCTCGGCGAAAATGGCGAATGAAGCCGTTCACACGGCCCTGTTCGCTCTGCAAAACGTAGATTTCGCCGGGGGGCGTCGCGCGGTACGCGATGCCCGGCCGAAACCCGGTTGTGGTGTCGAGTTCTTCAACCATCATCCCCATATTGCCGAAAACGCCAAGCGCTTGCCAATTTTGGAAGTTCTGGCCGGCGAAATTCGCCTCGGGCCGATAACGCTCGCGCCACAGGGTCTGCGTCACGCCATCGAAGTATTCCCGCACCCGCCGCCGCTTCCAGAGCTGTTTCGCGCTCTTTCCGCCTGGGCGAACCCGTGACCACATGATCGCGGCCGGCGTGACGAGGTTGTCCATGATCGCCGCGAACCGATGCGAGGCGATAGCGGCCTTGCTGTCGAGCTGGTACTGCGTCAGCTTGATGCCGGGCGTGTTTACGCGACCATAAGCGAAACTGTTCCGATATTCCGGCCACACGAGCGCCGCAGCCTCCTCCCATTGCCATTCAAAGTTGACCCGCCGGTTGCGGACCTGACTGAACAGCAGCATGTAGAAGGCCATGCGCGCCGTATCGCTGGCATTCGCATAGGCGGCGTAAAGCGAGTTGGCAATCTTCACGACGTGGACACGCCCTCGAACTGGTAGGCGAGTTCCAGCCAATCCGCGCGGGTCATGTAGAAGGGCTTCGTGTGAACGTCACCATTCCTGTCTCCCTCGACGGCGCGCGCGTGCTTCAGCAGCATGCGGATGGCCTTGCGCTGCGGCTCGGGAAGAAGTCGGTCAACTCTCATCTGAACATCCTATCACCAATCGGTCGGTTGGTAAAGGGGTCAAGTTCGACCCGCTCGGTGGACCTACGACGGGCAGTCGCGGTATAGTCGTTGAGCGGGTGGACAGCTCGGGCGTGCCGGATGTCCATGCAGGCGATCCGGCTCGCGCTCATCAGGTCATCGTTGAGCTTTACGATGAGGCCGTTCTTTCGGTGATAAGATCTAAACTCCTCTGCCCACATGGGCAGATTGTCCGCCACCTGTAGACGACCTTCCCGCATTCGAGTGAGCATGTCGGTGACACCAGCCTCTGTCCGGTATGAACCATCGCCATACGCAGCATGGACCGGGCGCATGACCAATCCAGGCTGCGCAGCCGTGCCTCGGTAGTGCTTGAAGAGTTCCTCTCCATTTCCCTCCTGACGGTTCTGGCCATCGTGTGGCCACGCGACAGGGACAGTTGGAGCGACGGATCTGAGGAGGGGGATATGGTTGAGAGGTAGGGCATCTTTGAGCCTTATTTCATGGACGAAGCAGATCGTGTCAGTATCAGCGTCGTGGATCGCGAGGACCGCGGCGAACGGGTGGCCAATGCCAAAGTCAATCCCCCAAATTTTTCGGAAGTGAGGAGGTATGTCACGGAGGGGCATCGCGGGGACTTTGAGCATCCCAATGTCAATGTTCTCCCAGACCGCCCCTTCACCGAGCATGATCTCCCCGTGAATACGCGCTGCGTGCTGATAGGTGGGGTAACGACCCACCAGCTTGTCGTAGTCGTCAGGCCCAAGATGCTTCGCGTCCGCAAACCCGATCTTGATGAGTTCCCGGTCTCGGCCGGCTTCGGCGCTGTCATCGTTGTAAAAGCGGTTTGCCACTTCCGTAGGGCCGAGCATAGCCGTAAACGTGAGGTAGACCATGCCGCCCGTAGCCGTAATGCGAGCCAGACCCTCCGAGTAGACATCCATCGGAGGCTCCTCGTCGAACCAGATGAAGTCCAGGGTGTCGGAGGCGAACTTCTGACGGCCCTGTACGTAAGATTTGAAGCCACAGGATGATACACCGTCGGGGGTTCCACTGGCGTCGTAGTGCTGGACGTGAATACCGTCGAAAGCGTTAGTGATCCCGTGGGAGAGTGTCCGACTAAGTAATGCGTACCGAGGAATGAAACCAGTTCCCCAGCCGGGCGCTTCCGGCCCAGAAGCAATTCCGGGATCTCCACAGAGCTTGGCTTGTACGTTGTCACGACATTTCTCCGATGTTTCCCCGCAAGCCCATGCCTTGACGGGTTTGGTGAAGCGGCGGCCCTCCCACCAGGTCGGGTAGAGGCCAGTCAGGTGGTAGGCGGCCTCGGTCGAGCCAGCGATCGTCTTACCATACTGGTTGCCTGCGGACAGGCAGCGCTCGGGCTTGGTGGCGCCGGCCCGGTAGAAGGCGAGCTGCTTGGGGTAGGGTTGGAAGTAGGAGAGGGCGTTGAAGCGCCGCAGGTCGTGCAGCGCCGCAATACCGGAGTAGAGGCTGTCGATCACGTCGGCCGGCAGGCCCGAGAGATCAAGCACCAATGAACTCATCGTCCACAGAGGTTATGGACGGGATGAGGGTGGCCGGGACCAGCTTAGTGAGATCGATCACCATGCCCAAGCCGGCGAGTGTGGAGACCATTGCGGTAATGGCCTTGATCTTCGAGGCAGTGTCGATCTTGTGAACCTCGATGATCTGGTGCGGCTGGTAGCCTGCAAGGGCCAGGACGTGCTTGGCATTGGCCGAGGCGTCCTTGTGGGTCTGGTTGCTCGCAATGTCCGTGAGGGTCTTCAGCGCGGCTGGGGCGAAGCTCGTGATACGGCTGTCGGTCTCGGCCTTGATGGCTTCTCGGATCTTGGATTTGGTCAGGAGCTTGTGGGCGTTCGCCATCGCGGAACGCCGGTTCTCGGTGGGGAAGGAGGCCAGATAGGCTTCGGTCGCGTCGCCCAGCACGATGTAGGCGCGCACGAATTCTTTCTGGTATTCGGTCAGCTCGTTTCGTGTGTCCATATCTCAGTATGGCACTATCAGGATAGTGTGTCAATTCGATTTTCAAAATTTTTCTCTGGACCGAGCGTTCAGATGAGATCGGCCGCGCGGAGCCTGTGGCGATGCCCACCGGGACTACACCCCCGGTATCTAGCGTGTCCACGGATGAGTGTGGCCACACTGTCGCCGATAGCGTGTCCACGGTGACTGTCTGGGATAGCACACTATCAGGATAGTCAGTTAGCGAGGGGGAGAATGGGCATAATCTGACTGTGGCCATATGCGACCAGGGTTTGAGCCATTCCCGTGTGCCGTGGCTACACTATCGTCAGCACCATGGGCAAGCGTGTCCACGCGCGCACGTAGGAACGAAGCAAACTCAGGGTTCGGGAGAAACGATACACCCCTCCCTCTCTTAATAGAGGGAGGTGTATCGATCTGAACACCATATCCCAGACAGTCGGGAAAAATATCACCGTGGCCACAAAATACCTCTTGACCCTATCCCAGATAGCCATTACATCTCCCCTCAGACCGAACGAGATGCCATTCCCGTGCAAGGCCGGGGTTAGGGCTGGCTCTCCCGCATGGATACGATACGGTGTGGCCACGGGGTTGTGAGATACCCGATAGGACGCGTGTAGGGGCAGGATGCCAGGATCGCGGAGTAGCTCGGTGAGGTAACTTGAACGTGGCCACGCAAGCGCCAGGGATTAGGGGACGAGCTTAACCACCTGTGCCAGAAGTGTTGCGATGGATATGCACCCAAGCCAAAACGTGGCCACGGTGCATATACATGACAGCATGGTGGATGATATGACGAGCAAAGCAGATAGAAGCGCTATCAGCCGGGCCGTGGCGAAGGCGATTGCCTACCACGACTGCGGCAAGCCTGAGAAAGCGGCCTTGTGGGCTGCCGAGCTTGCCAAGTTGCTTGAAGCGAAATCGATCTTGACGCCAGCAGCGTTGGCCAGCCAACCGGAGTGCTGACTATGAACCAATCAACCGACGCACGCATTCGTTCGGCAATCGAGGCGATGCGGGAACAGAATGAGCGTATACACGGTAAGCGTGACACGCACGAAATCGACAGGGAATTGGCCGGCCAGTCGCTGATCGAGCAATTCAAGGCATGGCGAGAGTTAGCCAATGCCTAATCGTTGGATACGCTGCTACTGTGCGATTTGTGGATACACGCTTCGCACAAGCCGCAAATGGCTTGCGAAAGCCATCCCGCAATGTCCGCTATGCAGCGTGCCAATGGCTGTTGATAACCCGGACGAGTTCAAAGGAACCTGACATGAAACAAGCACGGATCATCCTCCCTCACTTGACCCAGAAAGGCGCTCGAGTCGAGCCGAGAGTTGAATACCGTTTCCTGGAATGGATCACCGATAGTTTCGGTGGTTGCACAACGTCTCAGGGTTTTGGCTATTGGTGCAACCCGGTTGATGGCAAGCGGTTTCGCGAGCCAGTGACCATCGTTGATATCGCGATGGAAGAAACTCTCGTCGCCTCTGCACGGCTGATGGATATCGCGAAAACGTTCAAAGACGAGGCTGACCAGGTTTGCGTTTACGTTTGCCATGTGAGCGGCGAAATCGAATTTGTGGAGTAGCGAACATGTTCCAAGTGTATGAACGCGATGAGGATAACGAAGAGATCCTGTTGCATGAAGCCGAGACGCCCGAAGCGGCGAAGGTATTCATGCAACAACTCAAATACGAAACCACAATGATGCGCCGGCTGTTCATCAAGCGGGTTGCAACGAGCGATGACGCAACGGACGATAGCTGGCGCTACCGCGAAAGTCACCGCTTTGTGTCGGGGGAGTACAAGATAGTTCCATGGCAATGCTGGCCATGGGCAAAACCCGACCATTTCTGCCATGTCAGCACAGATGATCCGAGCAAGATAGCCTATACCGCGAGCGCGCAGCATGGCCGAGACGACAGGCAAACCCGCATGCGGCCAGGCAAATACCTGACGATGATTGGTTGCCCGGATGTAGCATATTGGGCGGCTAAATATGCCGCCGAAAACGAAAACCTTGAAATCAAGTTCGCAAGCACGGCGGATGAAATCGAACAGGTTTATCTAAACGGCCCAGACAGCTGCATGTCGAAAACATTACGGCATTACTGTAGCCACATTCATCCGGTGCGCGTCTACGCGGCGGGCGATCTTGAAATAGCCTATCTCGGCGATTTCGATAACGTGACAGCACGTTGCGTCGTCTGGCGTGCGAAAAAGCTCTATCATCGGATTTATGGGGACAAGGGAAGGCTCGAAAACCTATTGCGTGCGACAGGCTATGAATGTTCCTATCGCTATGACCACAACGGCAAAAGCCTACGCGGTGCCAGACTGCTGAAGATCGAAAATGAAAAGGGTGACGGTTATGTCATGCCGTACCTTGATGGCCAGCAAGGTCTTGAAGATTGTGGCGAGTATTTCAAGATCGGCGGCGATGATTATGTAGCTTGCGAAACCGATGGCACTATTGATGGCCAGCACAGTACATGCTGCAATTGCGGCGACCGCCTTCATGAAGATGAAGCCGTCTACGACGGCGATGGCGACGGCTGGTGCGCAGTGTGCTGGGAGGAAAACCATTTTTATTGTGTTAATTGTCAGGAAATATTCCACAACGATGCTGGCTACACCAATTTCAACGACGATACCTGGTGCGATAACTGCGCAAGCGAACATCTGACCGAGTGCGAAGAGTGCGGCGAAACTTGCCACAATAATGATATATACTCCGGCAATGACGGCGTAGATTATTGCGGCAATTGTATTGCCAAGCATGAAGACAATGAGGGTATAGTCCCCAACCCTTCGCCGACAATACATGATCCCTTACAAATTGAATTGCCGTTAACCACAGTTCAGAAGTATGACGGCTCGACAGCATGGTGGATGATATGACTAAGCTGGCAAAGACGCGGGGCGCAATTTCGAGCGAACCGCGGGAATTGCTCGAAATGCTCACTTATGCACGCCCACACGAAAGCGACATGGAACAGGCTTTCGTCAACCGCTATGTGGTTCCAGTAGCGCCGGATTATGACGGCTATGGTAACCATTCCGTTCGGATTGGTGATGCTCCAGTTTTGTGGTCCTGCCACACTGACACGGTAGATCGCAGGCCGGGGCGGAAACAGGTGCAAGTATGGGATGGCACCGTTTACCTTGTCGGCGGCAAGGCCGGTATGTGCCTTGGCGCGGATGACGGCGCTGGCGTGTGGATCATGCGGGAAATGATCCGCGCCAAGGTGCCCGGCCTCTATATCTTCCACCGGGGCGAAGAGCGGGGCGGGCTCGGGAGCGGCTGGATTGTTGACCACAATCGGTCGATGCTAGACGGGATCGAGGCCGCCATTGCGCTCGACCGTAAGGGAACGCAATCCATTATCACGCACCAGATGGGCATGCGTTGTTGTTCGGCGAAGTTCGCCGAGCAAGTCAAGGCGGAGCTTAATCTAGGGTACGTGACTGATGATACGGGCGTCTTCACAGACACGGCGAACTATGCGCCCTATGTGTCGGAGTGTACCAATCTCAGTATTGGATATGAGCGCGAGCACGGCCCGACCGAGACGCTTGATCTGCAACATGTGGTCATGCTGCGCGATGCTATGACCAGGTTTAACCCTGGCTGTCTCGGCGCTTATCGTGATCCGATGTCGGGCTGGGATGATCTCGACGATTTCGAGTACCCAGGACAGGTGCGCGACCGTGTTGCGAACGTCAGGCGAAAGATGGACGGACTTCAAACCATATACACAAGCGACCTGTACGACTTGGTTACGCGCTATCCCGAAATCGCGGCCGAGCTGCTGTGCCAGTGCGGCATTGATGAAGACGACTTTGAGCAACTGAGGGATGAATGGAGGCTTTGATGTTTGAGCGACGCCACTTTAACGAAATCGCGCGGATCATATCCACGATCGAACCGGCCGCGCGTGAGGCCGCGGCCTATGCCTTCGCATGGGAACTCCGCGACAGCAACCCGGCCTTTGACCAAGCGCGTTTCCTGCAAGCGTGTATCGGCACAACGGCGCTCCGGTATCGCGCGGGCCGGGCCGACGATTGGACACTCGGCCCGGATGAGCCCACGCCCGCGTTCCGCGGCAAGCATATGGGTGATTAAGGCAGCTTCCAAAGATAGCTGTTGCCGTTCGGCCGCACCAAGTCAGCGACTAAACCGCGATTGCGTGCGCGGTTTAGTCGGCCCTTGGCCGCTACCTTCGTCATGTCGAACGTCTCGGCCATCATGTCGATCATGTCTTTCATCTTCCAGCCCGCTGATGGCGTGCCATCTGCATCCTTGAGCACCCGCTTGATTTGGAGTGTGGCCACGTCGTCCTCGGGAACCCATGACCATTTGTCCGCGAGAAGCTGAACGCGCCCCGCCTCGTACAGAGCGGCATTGTGCGGCGTTCGCTCGCGTGTCTTGCCAAACCAAAGATCGAACTGAACCCCTTCCGCATCCTCAACCGGACGCATCATGATTTCGGTGTCCAACTGATAGCTGTTTTTCTTGGCGCCGACGATATGCCCGTTCTCAGAGTGATCGACCCATATCTGCGCGACGCGAGCGCCGGTCAGCCGCTTTATCATCGGCAGCATGTTCGCCCAGCTCGAGCCCCAGGCCACCTTGCCATTCGAGTTGTCGTCACCTTCGGTCAACGCGACCACGTTGTCGAAAATCACCAGCGCCGGCTCGAAAAGCGCCACCTTTTGCTCGACCCAGGACATTCCGGCCTCTGTGTCGAGCCCGCCCGCGGGCGTGTCGATGGTGCTGTAGAGCCAGAAGATGTCCTGCCATGACTTATCGGCTGGGCTGAATAGCTGCTGCTGTGCGGCTTGGAGCCGCTCCTTGAGCAGCGACAGCGGCATCTCGCCGTCGAAATACATCACCTTGCGCGCGCCGTGCACCGGCCAATTCAGGAATGGTTTGCCGGCCGCGACATGTGCGCCGATCGCGAGTGCCAGATGGGTCTTGCCTAACCCGGTAGGCCCGGCCAGCTTGACCCGGCTATCCGCGTTGATAGGACCAATTACGGGCTCCTTGGCAGGTACGTCGCGCGCGAGCCAGTCTCTGACTGTCAAATCCTTTATGGTGGCCCACAGCGGCCCTGGAATGGACGTAGGGTAGCGTTCGGACCCAGGGGCCGCCTTACCATACTCGCCCGCGTTCCACACCTTCGTGCGGAGTTCGCTGTCATCCCAGGGCGGCATCGCCTTGAACGGGTTCCAGTGCTTCAACAGCAGTTCGAGCGCAAGCTCGTCCGACAGCCCGATGTTGCGTACAAGCTCGCTCGCCACCTCGAAGGTGGCGCTGTCGCCGCCCTGACCCATGATCGCTTTGGGCGCGACGTATTTGAGATAGTCGATGGCCGTCTTGCGCATTGCAGGCGTGTCTGCGCCCACATGCTTCCGCTGCCGCTCAGGATCGCCTGCGCTGGCTTTGTGGAGGGTGGAAGCGATCGCGGCGGGCAACTCGGCCATCACCGTGTCACTGGTCCACGTGTAGCCCGCGGAGGGCGGCATGACCACGTAGCCATTTGCCGATCGGATGTCGATGCAGGGGAACGGTTTTGAGTTTGAAAATTCGAGATATGTCTCGTACCATAGATGACGGCCGCCGCTCATGGTGCGCGCCGTGCGCGTCGGCGGTAGGCTCTCGACGAATGCGACCGTCTCCGGGTGGAGATCCCATCCGTTGTCGATGTCGATGACGACAGCGTTCTGGTCGATCGGTACGGCACCGATCGCGGCATCAGGATTTTTGGTCCACCATTCGCGGATCAAAGCTTCGGTCGCATCAACCCGCGCCAGATGGCCTCGATGGTTGAGCGGGCGTTTGCTCGGTAATCCGACAGGGAACACCGGGATACCCCGGCGAAAGTACGACAACGCAACATCTAACATCATGGAGAACCTCACAAATGGATATCCAACCTTGGGAGCGGATGCTTTGGAGCGTGGCAAAATTTGCCCGTCTCCACGACAGCCCCGCTCCACCAGATTACACGTTTTCTTTCGCCCGTCAACGACCCATGCACATGGAGGGCTTGGTATCCAAGGATATGAGGATCGTTCCCGCGCGCCCGATCGGCTATTACGCCCGCTTCGGATGCCGGCTTGACGACCCGGATCAACTCTATCGGGATGACGAAGCCGAGCTGCAAAACGTCTTCCCGGATGATATGATGGAAGACGATCCCGCTTTCGCAATTCGGAGGGTGAAATGAGCGTGTGTGCACAAGCCAACAATCGTCGTAAGGCCGCTATCCGAAAGCGGCTTGGTCCGAAGACCGGCGTGGCCACGGTCAAGAAGGGCCGGAAAACCGCCGCTGGGAAGTGAGGAGAAACGATACACCCCTCCCTATCTTATAATAGGGAGGTGTATCGATCCCAAACGTATCCACAGAGAGGATAGAACGTGTCCACACTCGATGAAAAGGTTGCCATCCTCGATGCTCTCACACATAACGCCGTGGCCACGGGACGGGTGCGATTTATAGAAGAATGGGCTGGTCCCGAGGAACCGAAACGCAGGCTCGGCCAAAACGACGTGGCCCGCATGATCGCACGCTGCAAGAACCGGGGTTGCGACCAGCGCCAGATGCGGCGTGCACTTCTCGAGATCCCAACAGACCTCGGCCTAACCGAATGGATCATTCGAGCGCTCGACGCGCTCGACAGTCTGCCGCCCCGACGAGAAAACGCGTGATCCTCGATTATCTGCCGCGGAACGGTCAGTTCATTCTCACCGTCAAGCAGGCTGAGCATAATGTACAGGAGTTAATGCTGCATCATGGCCTTGACCTTTCTCGGCCCCGATCCTCGGAGACGGTGGCACTCCTCTATACCAAAAATCCCTATTCCGTGGTTGATTTTTATGAGGCGGGAACACCCGCCGCAACAGCGCGACTGCTGCCGCTATCCTCGCGCATACAAAGTTCGTTTGCGTCAGGGTCAGACCGGCATATTGATCTCCCGGCAGATAAAGAGCTTTGGCCTTTTCAGAAAGCGGCGGTGAGCTATGCCCTCGAAGGATTTGAGGAAACCTGGGACGCTGTACCGAACAGCATTCTCGGGGATGAGCCAGGGCTGGGGAAAACTGAAGAGGCAATTGCAATCGCAAACGAGATACGAGCAAGCCGTGCCTTGGTGGTCTGCCCCGGCGCGGTACGTGACCAGTGGGCCAATCGGATACTCGAATGGTCCACCATGCCCGATTTGTGGGTCATCATGCGAAACGGCGTGCGTATGCCCGCCCTCAATAAGATCATGCCGGTTACGTCAAGCCGGCGAGGTGTGTCCACAACAGCGCCCTGGACCATCGTCAGCTACGACCTGCTCCGACGACCCGCCATCCTCGAAGCGTTGATGGCGGCGCCGGAGTTCGATCTCCTCATTCTGGATGAGGCTCACTATGTTAAATCAGCTACAGCGATGCGAACCTCGGCTATCTTTGGAAGCGCAGGCATCCATACGCGATGCCACGCGGTACTTGCGCTCACCGGAACCCTACTCCCCAATCGTCCAGCTGAGGCATACGTCCTGGCTTCGGGCATGCACCCGAGCGCTATCGACCATGCAACCCAGGAGGATTTTGCAGATCGCTACAACCCCCGTGAGAAGCTCAGTTACATCGACCCCGTAACCGGCAAGATCAAGTTCCGGGTACAGGAAACGGTCGGACGCACGCGCGAACTCCAAGCCCGACTGCGCGGAAACTTCATGACCCGGCACGTGAAGCGCGGCGTGCATGGGGTCATGACCCAGCTAAAGATGCCGGTCTATGACATTGTGCGAATGCTGGAGACAGGTGCCGTTCGGGCAGCACTCGACGCTGAAAGGCTACTGGACATCGATCCCGAGCGAGATATCGGTCAGCAACTTGCCGACCCAGGATTACGCGGAAGCGTGTCCACAGTGCGGAAAGCGATGGGTGTGGCGCTTGCTCCACAGTTCGTCGATTACATCCGAATGGTCCTTCGTGGGGGTGAAGAAAAGCTTGTAGTTTTCGCATGGCATGCTATCGTAATGGACATGCTTTGCGCTGGCCTCGACGAATGGGGTGTCTTACGGGTTGACGGGCGCACGTCCGCAGCCAACAAGCGGAGGATGGTCAATGAATTTCAAACTGATCCTTTCTGGCGACTTATCCTCGGAAACACTCTCACTCTCGGAACTGGAACAGATGGTTTGCAATTTGTATGCAACCATGCCATCATATGTGAGCCAAGCTGGGTGCCAGGGGAAAACGTTCAATGTTTCGACCGTCTCGATCGGGGCGGTCAACAACGTACGGTTTACGGTGAGATACTGGTAGCCCCCAACTCGCTGTCAGAGGGTATCCTGGCCGCCGCCCTGGGAAAGATGCGGCCGATCAATCAAGCACTCGATCGGAGAGAATGATGAAAATCAGTATGTCCCTGGAGTTCGACACGCTCGACGAGGCCACAACCTTTTTCACCAACACTACCGGCGGCAAGCCGAAGACCACGCGCGGCGCCAGGGTCGAGCCCGAGGCCAAGGTCGAGCCGACAGCCGAAGTGCGCGAGACGGTTCCAGGCACGCTGGTCGAGCGCACCGTGGTCCCTCCTACGATCGTCGCCGATACCGTCGCGTCCTCGGTCGATGACGAGTTCTCGGCGCCGGCTCACGTTGCGACCCCGTTGCAGTTCACCGTCCCCGAGACCATCAACGACAGCGCCCTGCGCGCCGCCCTATCCGCCAAGATGGACGCGGCCAAACTCGCCGGCCATGCTGACGAGGTACGTGCCGCGATCAACGCCCTGATTGGTCAATTCGGCCAGGCCGGCAAGAACCAGAACAGCGTTCCGCAGGACAAGCGCGCCGCCTTCCTCGTCGAAGTCGGCAAGATCGCTTAGCCTTCCTGTTTATCACTGCCCTGGTCCGCCAGGGCAGCATTAAGGAGGAACGCAGTTGTGAAGCACTCCCGGCTCGGCGCCAGCAAGGCTGAACAGTTCATCACGTGCAGTGCAGCCCCACAGCTTGTGGGCCTCGTGGGGCCGCAGGAAGAGGCGGATGAGCCCGACTACCGCCGGGACGGGATCGCCGCTCACGCAGTCGCCGCCGAGTGCCTGCGCCTGGATATGGACGCATGGGAGTTCATCGGCGATGTCCGCTTCCCTCACTTCTGGAAAGAACACGTCGAAGCTGTACAATCTTATCTTGACTTCGTCCGCGACAGATCGGCCGGAGCCGAGTTGCTCGTCGAACAGTATGTGGACGATCCTGATTTCGAGGAGTTCGGCGGCACGCTCGACGCGGCGTGGATTGTGCCCCCGCGGGTCGCCGACCTATTGGGCGCCGGTGCCTACGTGGTGGACTACAAGCACGGTGCCGGCCTCGCGGTAGACGCCTACAAAAATCCGCAGCTCCTCTACTACGCGGTCGGTATGCTGATAAAGCACCCGTATATCGAATGGTTTACGCTCGTCATTGAGCAGCCCCGTGCCTGGCATGCCCTCGGCCCTCGGCGCGAGTACCACGTCACGGCCCAAGATGTGCTACAATGGGCTGAGCGGGTCTTGCACCCAGCAATGAGGAGAGCGCAAGAGCGTGGCGCACGTTTTGTTCCCGGCAGTCATTGCCGGTTCTGCCCTGTTAAGCTTGCCTGCCCTGCTCTTGTGGGAATGGTTCGAGCAGTGGCGCACGCGCCGGTGGTTGGAGCGGTACTACCGCAGGAAATGACGGACGAACAGCTCGGCGCCGAAGGGCTGATGGTCAAGCCGGCCGAAATGTATTTCAAGGCGGTCATGTCTGAGATCGCGCGCCGCTCGTTCGCCGGGCGCCCGGTCCTCGGCTTCAAGGTGGTCGCGAAGAAAGCCGATCGCGTGTGGAAAGACGAAGCGGAAACCAAGTGCTCTGCGGTGGAGACATGGCACGATGGTTCCTGTTTTACCGAACGGGAGCTTCTGAGCCCGGCACAAATCGAGAAACTACCGGGCGGCAAGGAGTTCGTGGCCAAGTACGCTCACAGTCCGCAGACTGGCTACACCATTGCGCCCGAGGAGGACAAGCGCAAGCCGGTGCTCGTGACGACGGTCCCGCAAGCACTGCTTGACAAAGCGATCGACGAGCGGTAAGCTGAGAGTTCATTAGAGAGGAGGCACGATGGGTTTCCTTCTTGCATGGTTCATGGCAATGCAGGCCACGGCACTGGCTGCCACCACGATCCTGGTTGCTCCGGCGATCCTACCGCCGGCTGACACCAGGGGAGTTACGAGCTTGACTTCTCCCAATTGGGGCAAGTCCAAGACCTAGCTGCCGCAGGCGCGACAGCCGAGGGGGTGAGAAGCCCCCACCTCATCAACTCGTAGCACTGAGGAGAAATGAGAATGCCCACGGAAAAGCTCGGCGAACAGTACGAGTTTACGACCCCGGTTCAGCTCTATTTTGCCGGCGGTCTCTACAAGCCCAGCGTGATGCCCGGCGTCGCCAATGCACTGCCGAAGTTCAATTGCTGGTTCATTTTCGACCGAAACCACCCTGACTACAAACCACTCGGCGCGCTTCTCCGCAAGGTGGCGGCGTTCAAATTGCAGGACGTGAAGTTTTGCATGATGCCGCTATCCGTCGCGGAAACCGCGAACATGCAGCTCCGGTTCACTCAGAACCCCGGCTATTCGCATCCCCTGCTCCAAGGCGATCGCATCATCGAAGCGGCGGCGGCCAAGGGCAAGTCGATCGAGGCATTGACCGGCGCCGTCGCCGGCAAGATGGTGCTGGCAGGACGATCGGGCGAGGACTATCCGCCTCGCCTCGGCGGTATCGTCAATGGCGTTCCGCGGGACTTCGATGGCCCCATGCGAGACGCGCAGCGGGCGCAGTTCTACAATGGTGTGCTCGTCTATCCAAAGGTTTACCTGCGCGTTTACGAGGCTTTCGGCGGCGGTGTGTCCTGTCGTATCTCCTCGGTGTTCAGCACCGGCGAGGGCGAGCGGCTGGCCGGCGGCGAGGGTGCGAGCACCATTCCGACCGGGTACAAGCCTCACTCGGGTCAACAGACCAACGAAGACCCGCTGGCTGACGCGAGCCAAGACGACTTCTAACAGGCCCGGCTGCCACACCGTGGAGCGCGTCCTGAGCACTGACGTAAGATAAACTGCTCACCTCATTCAAAGGAGGCTGCCGCGATGACAGAGGTAGCCGGAGACTTCGAGACGGTGAGCTGCTGCGATCTGAAGAAGTGCGGAGCCGCGCGCTACTCCGTCGACCCGACCACCTACATCATGTCCTTCAAGTACCAGGTCGACGCCGGCCCGATGCGGCACTGGATACCGGGGATGGACATAACAGAACTGTACAATCTCTCGGCCGATGCCCGCGTGCGTTTCTCGTCTCATGCCTCCTTCGAGCAGGAGATTTGGCGCAACATCATGGTTCCGGTGTTCGGGTTCGCTCCGATCTCGATCGAGCGGTGGATCGACACGCAAGCAGCGTGCGCCTACTTCGGGCTGCCCCTTGGGCTTGACACCGGGCTCCGCGCCCTCGATCTCCCCGTCACTAAGGATCTGGTGGGCCGCAAGGTCACGCTCGGGCTCAGCAAGGCGGACAAGAAGACTGGCGACTATCCTGTTGCCACGGCTGCGAACATGGAGACGGTCTATGCATATAACGAAGTGGACGTTCATGGCGTCTTGGGTTTGCGCAGTTGTCTTGGGGATCTGCCTGATCGTGAGCGTCGCGTATGGGAGCTGGATCAGCGGATCAATCAGCGTGGTGTGGCTATCGACGTACATCTTGTGCATTCTGCAAGGCATCTTGCGAGAGGATTGAAGGAGCCGCTGGTCGAGGAGTTCCGCCAGCTCACCGGGTTCAATCCTGGGCAGCGCGCAAAGCTGATGACGTGGCTGAAAGGAGAGGGCCTTGAGTTACCCAACCTGCGCAAAGAGACGATCGAGAGCACGCTCAAGGGCGAGCACGACTGCCTTGTGGGTGTGTCGGACGCTGGGTTGCGTGCTCTCTCCATTCGATCCCTCACTTCCAGCTCTAGCCTTAGCAAGCTGGATCGCATGTGGGATTGCGTTGGCATGGATGGCCGCGCTCGTTACCTACAACAGTACCACGCCGCATCGACCGGACGATGGGCCGGACGCCTGATACAGCCGCAGAACTTCCCGCGGCCTCCAAGGGGAGTTACCAAGTACGATGTCAATGAGATTGTTTCAGCGATTATGGATGGCGATGTCGGCGTGCTGCGCCATTACGGAGAGCCATTGGAGGTTCTCATCGCTAGTCTTCGCCATTGTCTGGTCGCTAGCGATTGGGGCTTGCTTGGGTCTGGAGATTTCGCGGGGGTTGAGGCCCGCCTTGTCCTCGCCCTCGCAGGACAGCATGATAAATGTGCCCTCCTTGCCTCCGGCGCTGACGTGTACCGTGATATGGCAGCGGACATCTTCGGGCTTGATAAGGCCGCTTACTTGGGAGTGCCCGCCAAGGAACTGACACCACAGCAGACCGAATGGCGCCAGGTCGGCAAGAATACCATCCTCGGCTGCGGTTTCGGTATGGGCTGGAAGAAGTTCTGGGTACGGTATTGCCAGAACCAGACACACCAATTTGCAAAGGACGCGATCAATGCGTATCGGAAAACGTGGGCTCCAATGGTGCCTGCTCTGTGGAAGGCCATTGAGCGCGCCGCCCTGTCGGCAGTGCAGCGGCCAGGTCTCGTTACTGAAGCTGCTGGCATCCGCTTTAAGGTCATTGAGCACGGCGGTCATACGTGGCTGGCGGTCAAGCTACTCAACGGCAAGAAGCTGCACTACCTGCATCCGGCGGTCCGTCAATCGGTCATAACCTTTGCGCCGGATGGCGAGCGCCTCTATTC